GTTGTCGAGCGATTGCGTCAAGGCGGACAGCTTGGTTTTAATGTTGGCCAAGAAAAGGAACAATTACAATCATTCTTTGGCAAAGAGCGGTTCCAACAATTAGAGCAACAGGCTCGGGAGATTGGTGACGCAACAATGACGCCTTTTGCTGAAGCCTTGGGAGAACGGGTTCGCGTTGCAATCAAGGTTACCGATCGAGCCAAGGAAATTGAAGCCCGTCAAGCCACAAAAACGCCAACAGTACCCACGGTACCATTCAAGGTAGGTGATACCATCAGCGATTCAACTATTGCAAAAGGTAGCGCAGCGGCGGGCAAGGTAAAAGAAACCGATGCAGAACGTGCTGTCAAAATCAAAGAAATCAGAGCTATTGAAGTCAAGATTTACGAAGCAAGGTCTGCAGGCAACGAAGCCCTAGCGCTGCAACTTGAAGCCCAAAAGGCGCAAATTGAAATTCAACAACGTGGCTTAGGGGTGCAGGAGGAAACGCAGCTATTGCTGCAAAACGGCGAGCGACTTACTGAGCGATTAAATGAGCTTGAAAAACAAAGACTTGAACGATTGGGTCAGTTCCTGCAGGGAACAAAAGAACTAGTCGAAACCCAGAATGATGTCATCAGTAACTATCAACAAGAAACCAACCTGTTGGAGCTGCAAGCTCAAAAGGGTGAGGCATTTGTTCAAAAGTTCAAGGACATCAACAGGTTGATGATGGAAGGCGGCTTGTCATTCGGCGAAGCATTCAGCCGAGTTGAAGAAAGAACCGCTGCGATGGCTAACCTCAACCAAGAAGCAGATCTGTTCCAGCAAGCCCTTGCCGGCGCTGGTGACATCATCGGCAATCAGCTACGTGGCGCGATTGATGGTTTGATTGATGGCACGGCTGATTGGAATAACATCTTGCGCGATACGCTAAGCCAGCTTGGCAGTTTCTTCCTGAACTTTGGCTTGAATCAACTCGCTGGCCCTGCTGGTAGTGGTGGTATCCTCAGCTTCCTTGGTTTCGGTACTCGCGCCAACGGCGGCCCCGTCAACGCAAACCAGCCTTACATCGTCGGCGAGCGCGGCCCTGAGCTGTTTGTTCCGTTCCAGCAGGGCAGCATCACCTCGAATGAAGCGATGCAGCAAGCAAGCATGGCGCAGCTTCCATTCACCCGCAACGCCGAATCGATCAGCCAGGCAACGCAAACCGCACAGGCAATGCAAGCTGCTGGTCCGATCAACGTGAAGTACGAATCGACCGTGATAAATGGAATGACCTACGTCACTGAGGATCAACACCGCAGGGGCATGGCGCAGGCTGCTGAACGCGGTCGTGCGTTGACGCTGCAGGCGCTGCAGAATAGCCCTAGGACGCGCAGCAAGGTGGGTATCTGATGAGCGCTTACGCATTCGTCAATTACGTTCGCTTCAAGACGCAGGCTGATGCGTATACCGGCACGCCGTACCAGAACTTCAGCATCAACGAACAGCGCGTCTACGACGGCATCACCTACAGCTTTGCCCCATTTGCCGTATCGTCCGGCGGCGGTGCTCGCGGCGGTGACCGCTCCAGCGCATCACTCGTGGCTGGTACGGATGCGTTGTCCGTCAACCTCTTCGCTGAGGCGGTGCAGAACCGCTACATGCTTGAAATCAAAACCGTCAGCCTTGATCCGCTGACCTTTGCCGATGAAGCACTGGTCGCATCTGAGATCTGGCGTGTTGCCTCCTACGACATGGACACCACCCGCGTGGTGCTGCGCCTCACTTCACCGCTTGATGCCGTCAAAGCTCAGGTGCCACGTCGCACGCTCAGCACCGCATTGGTCGGCGCATTACCCACATCCGGCGCATTGGTAGTGAGCTGATGTGGAGAGACTGGATCGGATTGCCGCATCAATTCCGCGCTGATCCACGCAACGGCCATGGCGCTGATTGCCTCCGCATGACCTGGAACGTGCTTGAAGATGCAGGCGTGCCACATCCATCATTCGATCCGATCTGGTTTGACCTTGCCGAAAACGGTAGACACCGCTTGTTAGCGCGAGCCTACGAGGAACTTACAATACCGTTAGATGCTCCAGAGGAGTACGCGGTAACCTTGTTCTCCACTGAGCGCACCATTGGAATCGGCGTTGTTGTTGATGGTGGTTTGCTCCACGTTCATCATCGTCGCGGTGTGCAGTGGATGCCGCTGGATCGTTGCAAACCGCTGAAGTTTAGGAAATTCAAATGATGCTGCCTTCTGATCGCTACCTTGCCGACATCCTTGGTCTGACGGAAGAGCAGTACCGTCATTTTCAGATCGAGGTACGGAAACGCGCAGCCGAAGGCCCGCAGCCTGCGGTGGTGGCTGGCACCGAAACTCTGATTGCTGCTGGTATCAGCCTGCTGATCGGCGTTGGTACGACTATTATCTCGTCGCTGCTCAAGCCCACACTGCCGCAACCCGGCCAAGCACCAGGCCAGCCGCGTCAGACGCAGGACATCACCGATCCGATCATCCGCAACAGCAGGTTTGCGCCACGGTACGGATTCGACAGTCAGCAGGATATTGCCACACTCGGCAGCATCATCCCGATCGTTTACGCCAACCGCGAGCTGATCAGCGGTGATTACTACGGCGGCATCCGCATCAACATGCCGATGCTGTGGAACCAAATCCTGAGTCTTGGCGGCGGCCAGATGCTACGTGGTGTGTTCCTTCTTGGTGAAGGCACCGTCAGCAGTATCGATACGACTGGCTTTGCGATCGGCTCCAACACGTTGCAGGGTTACATTTTTGATAACACCTCCGCAACCGAGCAAGGCTCCCGCGTCACTGTTTACTTCAGCCCCGATGGTGGTCGCATCGCTGGAACGGATCGTGTCCTCGGACGCACTGAAGCAAACGATGACGGAAGCTCCGGTAGTTCCGATGTGTTCCAGGTGTACTGGGACGGTGACGAGCAGCAGGATTTCTGTTCATCCAATCGCCCAAGCACGCAGACTACGTTCGGCGTCTATGCACCGATCGGCAATGACCTGATGTATAAGGTCAATCCTGTTATCCGGCCAGGTGTTCGCAGTCAGTATCAAGCCAATACCACTGATGGCCGCTTGCAAGTTGATTGCCCGAATGATGATCAACAGATCAATCGCCGCAATAAGTTCCGCGCTAATTTCTCCACCTATAGCGGTGTTATCGGCGATGGCACGGAGCAATCTGTTGCCGTTGGTGCCACTGTGACATACAAGCTATTTTATAACAGCGATTGGGACGTTACATTCGGCGGCGGCGCGGATCAAGTCGAAGCACGCGATGTTGCATCATCAGTGGCGTCTTTACAAAAAGGCTGGGACGACAAACTTATCGTTGGCGAGGTTTACAAAATCGGCACTGCTCTTGCCGTTTGCACCACACGCACAGAGGATCAGTTTGTTTCCGAAGCCGACCTTGATGGCAGCACAGTTGGTGCTGTAACCATTACCGCAACGTTCAGCGTTGTCGAGGCTGGACTGATCAAAGGGCGGCAGGAAGCGTATCTTACTGTTGCTGGCCGCGTTGCAACGCTTGGTGCTCTTACCGCTGGTGACGGTTATACCGCTGGGACATACACCGATGTTCCGTTAACTGGCGGCAGTGGTTTTGGCGCTACTGCAGATGTCGTAGTGAAGATGTTACTTGGATCCATCACGGGCGGATCTGGTTATGTGACTGGGACTTATGCGGGTGTGACGCTAACTGGAGGATCGGGTAGCGGTGCAACGGCAGACATCGAGGTTGATGGTGCTGGTGCTGTTTCCGGCGTTACGATTGTCAGCTCTGGAACGAGCTATGCAGCCGCTGATGTTTTGTCTGCTTCAGCGGCGGATCTTGGTGGTACAGGTAGCGGATTTTCTGTGCCAGTAACCGCAGCAAATGGGGTGAGTTCTGTCACTCTTGTTGATCGCGGATACGGATATACAGCAACAAACTCACTATCGGCAGCAGATGCAAACCTTGGAGGTGGTGGTGGCAGCGGCTTTGCTGTTGTCGTCTCAACTGTCCTGACCGGCGGCGATACAGGTGCTGGCAATGTTGCCACAACCGGCGGCCATCTGCTGCGTTATGCCCGAGGTCAGGTTGCTACTACACGCGGCTGTCAGGCTGTGGAGCTTGGCCTGAAATCTACACTCGGCATCAGGATCAATAACCTGTGCAACTTCCGCGACGCTAAGACCTACGAGTTTGCCGACACAAATTACTGCGAAGAATTTACCAATGCCGACATCGACGAAATCAAAAGCTCGTTGTATCAAAGCGGTGTTATCACGTCGCCAGTACAGCGTTACTCATTTTTCAAGATCAAATACCGCGACATCACCAGCAGCAGTTGGACAACACTGACCCATGCGTACGGTGTCCGCAGCGAAACGCAGCAGTCCGTCTTCAACTACATTCGACTGGAGTTCAGCAGCATCAAGCAACGCGAGTTCATGTTTGAACCGCTGTCTGGCTTTGAGATCCGCAACAGTCACTACGGTTCCGGCGCAACGCTGTATGTGCTCGATCCGAAGAAAGGTCGCACTACCGTCAGCGAGAATGGAACGACAGCCGTATTCAACGGCGAATCTGTTGCGCTGAACGAAACCAATTTTGGCATCAACTACGGCAAAGCCGTTGCCGAGCTCGATGATGATTACAACTATGAAGGCCGCACGCTGCGTGGCCTGCCGTTGGTTGACACAAACACCTACATCGATGATTACGGCAAACTTGCTGAGACATTTGTTTACTCAGAAATCAGCAGCTCCGCCGAGTCTGGCCCTGAGCACGAAATCGTTTACGTCAACGAGATCGTTCCGAATGACACCGTGCCGCTGTATGACGACCTTGCATTGGTCGGCATCAACATCCGTTCATCAGCGGAATGGCAGCAGTTCGCGCAGTTCTCCAGCTACGTGACCGGCGGCAAAGAATGCACACGAATGCTTGGCGGATCCGGCGCAACGCACCTGTTCCCGGATGTGCTGTATGACCTGATGACAAACACCCGCTACGGCGCTGGTTCATTCATCAAGTCCTACATGATCGACACAACCGAGTTCGCCAGCGCAGCGCAGTGGTGCCAAGACCGGAAGTATTTCTACGATGCTGCCGTCGCAGAACCGATCAACATCCGGCAATGGGCAGCAGATCTGGCAGCCACGCATCTGCTGCAGTTCGGTGAGACTGATGGCAAATACTTCTTGCGACCTGCAATCTCGTTCATTGCCGTGTCGATCGCTGGTCTGTTCACCGCAGGCAACATTGTCGAGGGCAGCTTCAAGCTGCAATACTTCGACCCCGAGGAACGCGATCCGATTCAGGTTTCCGTTCGTTACCGCGAGGCCTGTTCCCAGTGGTGCGTGAAGTGCTGGTACGTGAAGCCACCGGATCCGCAACCGATCCGATTGAGCAGCTTGACATGAGCGAATACTGCACCAGCCGCGCTCATGCGATCGATGCCGCCAAATTCCTGATCAGGATGCGCCGCATCCCAACGCACACGATTTCGTTCAAGACCACACACGACGGCTTGACCGCAGGCTTGGCGCCTGGCGATTACATCAAAGTCGCCATGGATGAAACAGAATATGACGAGTTCAACAACGGCATCGTCACCCCCGAAGGTGCATTGGTCAGCACAAAACCCTTGGCCAACGGCAGCTATGACGTGATTGCCTGGGACGGCACCGAAGGCACACCACCTGCCGACATGACGTTAAGTGTCAGCGGTAAGACTGCCCGACCTGCTGGCATCGTCTTCACCGTCAAGCTACCCAGCACACAAGTCCGCGTGTATCAGGTGGAGCGCATCACGCCAGATGACGAGGGCACATTTACAAT